AATCTAAACTCCACCACGGAGGTCTAAGCCTTTTTAAGACACAATGACCCAGGCAGCTGTGTCGTTATGACACACATCAACTATCAAACAGGCCTACGGATGTTTACTAAAAGTGGGGAAAAAAAACTTAATAAAGTGAATTATTTTTCTCAAAGCTATGTACAAACCTTGGTGAATAGTGTATATTTATATTAGATTTAATCATATGAATGGTTGAATGATAATTGCTTTTTGACATATACACTTGGATGTGCCCAATCAATTCCAAGAGAGAAGGGAAACGGCAATCTATTATACATAGTCGTATATATAAAAGACTATGCATATGATGATTGTTAATAAATTCAAAGGACTTAACATGGCTAAAAAAATGACTCCCGAAGAAATTGCTGCAATCGAAGCAATCGAAGCTGACAAAAAGATCAGGGCCGATCGTTCAACCGCCAGCAAAGCAAGCCGAGCCAAGAGACTTGCGGCTATCGCCCTTTTGATCGAATGCATAAAGAATAATGTGGACGACAAACATATAACTCCTGAAGTCACCAATGCCATTGCTCGTTTGAGCGGTGAAGCAAGAACTTCCGGCGTCGGCACAAAGCGTGATATCATACTGGATTATTTGGAAGAGAATGGTCCGACTGATGAAGGCGTAATGTTTAACAAGTTTAAGCTCGGTCGCATGGAGCTTCGTTCAATCTCGAACGATCTTATCAAGAAAGTCACTGACCCGAGTAATCGGGTATGGATTTCTTTTGACCCAGAATCTGGCATCTACAAGGTTGCTGGTAAAGGTGAAAATGCACCGAAAGGCTGGACTGGCTATATGCCCGTTGTGGTTGAAGAAGTCGAGGCTGAAGAAGTCGAGGCTGAAATCGACGATTCCGACGATTTCGACGATTTCGACGATTCCGACGATTTCGACGAATAGCAGTAACGGGATATGACTTTAAAAGGCGTAGCACTATATGTGTTGCGCCTTTTTTATGCTCTATTCATTTTGGCCTCAGAACACATAATGCATTTAATACGACTTACCTAATCGATGAATAAAAAGGTCGTCTTTGACGCAAACGGTGATAGAATTATGCGTCATAAATAATAATGGTATATAGCCTTATGGATAAAGTTCTTTCTATATACATATCCCAAAAAATGGGATATAATCTTATATGTGGAATTACAAGAAAAGAAAGAGCATGTACTGCGTTGCATCAAACTCGGAATGGACTTATACTCCTCACAAATCATCGCTCAATGTACTGTCAGTGAGATGGAGTTATTAGATGGTGATGAGGAGTTTAATAGCGAGTTATTGTTTGAGCAGAAAAAACAAGAAATGGATTTGCTCAAACAACATAGCGAGGCAAGTTTGAAAGCTGGTGTCAAAGGGATTACACATGGATTTGAGTGGATGCTCGAACGTGTGAATCCAGACAGATACGCTAAGGGTGCTAAGTTAGAGCTTCCAGATGGAAACTCATTAGTAACTATATATTTACCTGAAAAGGAAGATGATGGAAGTTAGGGCGCAAGTCGGACCACAAGAAGACTTTCTCAGAACCTCAGCTGATATAGCTATATATGGTGGAGCAGCGGGTGGTGGAAAGACATATGCCCTTCTGTTAGAGCCATTATACCATAAAGACAATGGTAAGTTTGGATGTACTATCTTTCGTCGAACCCAACCGCAGATCACAGCTGAAGGTGGATTGGTTGACACATCCATCCCACTGTATTCATCTGTAGGCGGCACATTCACTAACAACCCTATGCGTTGGAAGTTTAAATCAGGATCAAAGATAGAGTTCAGACACCTTCAGCATGAAAAGAATATGCTCGATTGGCAGGGTGCACAAATAGCACTAATCGGTTATGATGAATTATCACATTTTAGTGAAAAGCAATTCTTCTATTTACTCTCAAGAAATAGATCATTATGTGGAATCAAACCATACATACGTGCGACTACTAATCCTGAACCAGGATCCTGGGTTCGCAATTTCATATCTTGGTGGCTGGATGATGATGATCGTTATCCTGATGAATCAAGAAGTGGTAGAATACGTTGGATGCTACGTACTGGTTGATGAGCTCAATTGGTTTAATAGTAAAAAAGAAGCAATTGAATATGGCAATGATTTAGGCTTTGAAGGCGTATTACCTAAATCAGTTACGTTTATTCAATCAACAATATACGACAATAAAATCTTGATGCGGGACAATCCCGATTACCTTAGTAACCTAATGGCTTTACCTCGAGTAGAGCGTGAGCGATTACTTGGTGGTAATTGGCTCATCAGAGCTGGTGCAGGGGATGTTTTTAGAAGAGAAGATTTTGAGATAATTGACGTAGCCCCCTATGCGAATGTCGCTACCCGTTGTTGGGATAGAGCAGCAACTGAACCATCCACTCAGAATCCAGATCCTGACTGGACTGCGGGTGTGAAGATGACTCGACATGGTGATACATACATAATCCATGATGTGTCTCGGTTTCGCAAACGACCTAACATAGTCAAATCAAGTATTAAGAATCTCGGTACACAAGATGGCAAGACATGTGTCATAGTCCTCTATATAGATCCAGGCCAAGCAGGAATCGTAGAGAAGCATGATTATGTGTCTCTGCTTTCTGGTATGCCAATGGATACACTTCGAGAGCAGACAAAGAAATATTTGAAATGGTTACCCTTTGCAGCACAAGCGCAAGCTGGAAATGTTAAGCTATTACGTGGCGATTGGAATGAGGCATTTCTTTCGGAGTTAGAGAATCTTGCAGAAGATCCGAAAGAGTATGGCCATGATGACCAGATAGATGCGGCTGTAGGTGCTTATGAATGGCTCATAACACATAGTGGTACATCACTTGGTAATCTTGATACTGAAACCAAACGAGTCACGGCTGGAATGAGAGGAGCAAAGTTCTAATGAAATTAGGCCTTTTGGAAATCAATTTCGCTGCAAAGCCATCCCCTAAAACACATACTAAGATAGGCCTTGCTATTGGCAAGTCTGGGAATAAAGGTTATGGTGGAGAGATGGACCCAGATGAGCATATCGAAAAATTATCTGGCGCAAAGGGCCGAGTAATATATGACGAAATGCGTAGGTCAGATCCACAAATTGCTTCTGTATTAAAAGCATGTACATTGCCCATTAGGCAAGCAGATTTTTTTATCGAACCGGCAAGTGATAAACCTGATGACATTGCAATAGCTGAAGAAGCCGAAATAGATTTCTTTGAGAATATGGGCCAGACTTGGGATGACACAATACGACATGCATTATTGATGTTCCCTTTCGGCTTCTCAACGTTAGAAAAGGTTTGGGAAATACGTGATGATAAAATAAGGCCCTATGCGTTTGAAGCGAGATTGCCTACATCCATAGTGCGTTGGGAATATGATAGTAATGAAAAACTATTAGGTCCTATTCAAATGGATGCGAATGGCAGTGAAACATTATTGCCTATTGAAAAGCTGCTAATCTTTACCACTGAAAAAGAAGGTGCAAATTGGGAAGGAATATCTTTACTGCGACCATGCTACAAGCCTTGGTATATTAAAGATAGTCTTGAGAAAATTAACGCAATTCAGAAAGATAGATATGGCGTTGGTATTCCTATAATGAAAGTCCCGAGCAATGTAACTGAAGGGACAGAGCAGTGGGATGATGTCATACGTGTATTGCAATCTGTGCATGCAAGTGAAATAGGCTATGTTGTTGAGCCTGAAGGTTATGAGTTTAGGATTGAAGGTGGTAGTGGTAAAGAGGGTGTTGATGCACTTCCATCTATAAAGTATTATGATGAAGCGATTGCCCGTGTTATGTTGGCTATGTTTATGAGTCTTGGAACTTCAGAATCCGGCTCGCGCGCGTTGGGTGGTGATTTCATTGAATTATTTCGATTGTCAATTCAGACATTCGCAGATTATATTTGTGAAGTGCTTACACGATTTGCCTTAAAGGAATATGTGAATTACAATTGGAATGTGACTGAATATCCTACTATGAAAGTTCGACGAATACAGAAGCTTGATCCAACAGTCATAGCCACCTTAGTTAAGGGTGGAGTTATCACCGCAGATGAAGGATTGGAAGACACAATTCGTGAAGAAGCGAACTTACCCGCATTAGTCGTAGCAGACATAAAGGATAATGAAGAAGAAGATCCTAAACCAAAGAAAAAAGAAGTTAGTGAAGATGACGAGCCGGAAGATGATGATCCCAAAGTCGATGCACACGCTCATCAACACATAACCAACTTAGAAACTCGCGAGACAACTGATCAAGAAAATATTTGTGATCTATCCGTTATTGAGAATAACTTAGATCAGTCAACGGCAAATCTCACCGCAGATTTGGTCGAGTGGCAAGTCAAGCAAAAAGAGAAAATCATAGTCCAATTAGTTGGCGGGCGAAAGGCTCGTGACATAACTGTGCCCTACCAAAAAGACATGCATTCACTTCTGGTGAAAGGATTTAAGGCGCAAGTCAAGACTGGTCGCAAAGAAGTAGTTGATGAAGTTAACCGGCAAGTCACAAGCCAAAAGTTTATTGGTGAACAACTTCCCGACTTCTCAGAACTATATTCCATTATGGATGAAGAGCTTTCACTCAAGGTTCTTGGTCAAGCGGATAAACTCAAGTCCATGCTTTCAGCCACATATCTCGATCTTAAAAAGAAGGGTATGGCTGGGGAAGAGATGCTTAGTGCATTACGTGTTTATGCAGCAGATAAGATTACCGAAGCAGGCATGAAATCATTGTCGTCTGCTGCTGTTACGAATGGCTGGGGAATTGGCCGGTCACAAAGCATGAAGGCCTATGCGAAAGACATTGAAGAAGTATACCGTTCAGGTATTTTAGATAATAACATATGCAGTGTCTGTGAATCAAAAGACGGAGTGACTCATGAGTTAGACGATCCTGAGTTTGTCACTCCCGATCCGGAATGTGAAGGAACAGCATCTTATTGCCGGTGTATTAACATAGCCATAATGAAGCAAGAGAATGAAGAGGCAGGATACTAATGGCAAGGCGGAAAGTAACATATGAGACTATACAAGATGGCGGGCAAAGTCTTGTACCAGTTGTATATATTGCAAACGCATATATCACTGCGATTCCTAAGCGGCTTGCAAAGACTTTGTACAAAGCTGGAACAGTTACTTTACTCGATAGAAAGGGCTGGGATAATTTACAAGTGACTGGTGGCGCAGGACTCAATGTAGATCCTGCATATTTTTAGGAGGGGATTATGGCTTTCAAGTTAGCTGATGTAGCCAAGTATAAAAAAGGACTGAGTGATAAAGAGGCCAAATCATGGTTGGAGATTGCGAACGCTAATCTCAAAACGTGTTTGGTTGGTGAGGGCTCAGAACTTGAATGTGAGATAGGCGCAATTCGTGCGGCTAATATGAGTTTCAGCACAGATGGTGTTGAACACGTATCTCAATACATGTCAAACAAAGAAGAGGCTGATGGCAATGTTATTGAGGAAATGATGCGATTTGCAGCTCAACCTGCGACTGTTGATGATGTCTTTCAGTTAGTTTTGCCTGTTGGAGTATTTCACCTCGATTGGTATGGTGAAATGATAATCACTAACACGTTTACAGACACAATGGTCAAGCACTGGAAAGGTAAGACCATGGGAACTCGCGAACCATTCGTAGACACGTTACATGATATGGGCAAGGCGAATGGTTGGATCACGGATTTAGAATCTCGTGACGATGGTTTATACGCAAAAATCGATTGGACAAAAGCTGGTCGTGAAAATATCGAAGAGGGTTATTATAAATACTTCTCCGCTTCACTCGGAGCCATAACCAATATCGATTCTGGTGAAAGAGAGTTCCCACTTCTGTTCGCCGTTTCCCTTTGTAACTCTCCCGCAATGAACACGATGCCTCAAGCGCACTTAAGCGTAAACAATTATATCAATGACCCCGCGCATAGCGATGGGGAAAATTATACCAACCCTGAAGGGGAGGAAGAAATGATTACTTTTGCACAGGCACTCGAATATGTCGAGTCCGCAAAAGACGCGGAAAAAATCGCCATCCGCGCAGCTCTTGGCGCATCACCTGAGGCGACTCAGTTGGCTACCCAAGTTACCGAGCTCACCGGCGAAAAAGAAATCCTAACGAAGACCGTTACGGATTTAACAACGGAGGTAAACACATTACGTCTTACGTCTCACAAGAGTAAGAAGAGTGAAGTGATTGACCTCGCGATTACGGAAGGTCGCATACTACCCAAGGACAAAGAGTTTTGGGAAGGGCGATTCGATACTAACCCCGATTTCACGACGGAGATTATCGAAAAACTGCCGAAAGCAGTTGACCTCGAAAGTCACGGACATGGTAAACCCGGGGACAGTGTGACTCTTACCGCAGAAGAGATTGCCACCGCGAAGGCTCTCGGTCTGACGGACGAAGACATACAGACTCATGGTAAGGAGGTTTAGTCATGGCTTTATCAGCTACGACCAAACGAGAGTTTCACGGTCCGCAAGAAGTGATTGCCCTCAAAGCAGCCGTATCCGATATCTACTATGAAGGCGCGATGCTTGACATAGACACAGACGGATATGTTTCTGTCCCCAGTAATACCGCACAGCAACCGCCCGCAGGTGTTTATTCTGGTAGACAGGGGACAGTAACCTGCGGTGGCAGCGATCACACTGAGCTGGAAATGCTCAGAGGGAAATGCTGGGTTGCCTTTACAGGTGCGGCACAATCGGATGTGGGAGAGCTTTTTTATCTCTCTGACGACAATACCCTGATACAGACAGCCGGTTCAAAAAACTATGGCCTGTTATGTCTTGGGTTCAAGACTGGGTATGTGCTGATCGACTTCAGCAACATCCAGAATCTGGTTTAAGGAGGCCATTATGGCTTTAGCAATTGGCCTTGAAAAAGGCTTGAAGATGACTTTCCAGAAGGCGTATGCTGCTATGCTCAAGAGTCCCGAATGGGATCAGATCAAGCAGATTTCGATGATCGCGCCTTCTACTTCCGATCGTGAAAAATATGGTTGGCTGGGTGATTTGCCGGCAGTCAGAGAATGGCTCGGTGAAAGAGAAGCCCAGGAACTGAACGAGTATGACTATACGATAATCAACAAGAACTGGGAATCCAGTGTGCAGATTGACCGGAATAGTCTCGATGATGACCAGTATGGCATGCTGTCCGAAAGGGTAAGAGGTTTGCCGCAGGTACTTCTCTCTCATCGAATGGACATGATCGAAGATTTGTTCGAGGACGGCACTACCGATTTGGCCTATGACGGTTCAGCGTTCTTCGCAAGTAGAACTGCTCCGAATGACAATCTCCTCGTCGGAACGGGTATTACCGTAGCCTATATAAAGGCGGATATCATAGCAGCCTATGCTGCTATGTACAACTTCACAAGCGATACGGGTGGAAAACTTCGCCTGAAGATGGACACGATCGTTTGTCCCATAGAGATATATGCGTTGGTCCTCGAGGCGGTTACGGCCGTACAGGGTTCTGCAACGGCAAATATCCCGGCGATGTTCATCAAGAATGTCATACCTCTTCCCGGCCAAACCGATACCAACGACTGGTATGGCCTATGCCTTAACAGGACCATCAAACCGATGATTCTGCAGGTAAGAAAAGAACCGAAACCGGTTCTGATCGACAACCCGAGCAATCGGCAGCTGGTATTCTCTGCAGACGGCAGATCCAATTCGGGTTATGGCTTTTACCAACTGGCCATCAAAACGGTAAACACCTAAGAGGTTAGGTTAAAATGAAAGACGTACTGATCCTTGGTAACGGAATATCTCGCTTACTTCATGAACCCCTAATCGAGAATTGGCATAGTGAACTATGGGCTTGTAATTTCGCCTATCGGGAGTGGGCAGACAATCTCACAATGTTACACGGCCACATTAGCATCATGCAAGGAGCTGAGCTTTTTCGGGACGAGGGTCAGTATGCTTTTAAAATAATTTCAAATAAGGAGGGAAAATTAAACGGAGAGCATTATGCACTCACCTGTCCTAAAAAGTTTCATAAGGATACAGGTACATCATTACTTGCCGAAGCTTTAGAGAAAGGATATAACCGGATATTGCTTTGCGGCTTTGACCTTGGTGGGAAAGATTTCTTATCCCCGCGATTAGCCCTGCAAAACAAATCCAGTTGGGTTAAGCGCGTGCGTATAATCATAGATAGTTATGATGCCGCTGAGCGTATTGAGTTTATCGGATATGACCATATGCCGCTTATATTAGGCGGACAATCACAAGCTACCTACTTTAGTCGTTATAGTGTTGGTAAACCGCACATACCTGATAATGATTATGTGTCATTATACCAATTACTATATAACAAAGATAAGTATTATGAGGGGAGGAAAAAACAAGTGTTAAATGTACGTTACCTTACGGGAAATCGTGCTGGTTGGGAAACACAATATACAGATGGTATTGCCCATAAACTCGAAGAACGTGGAACTGTAGAAATAATCGGGGTTGTTTCTACTTCAGTTATTGAGCCTGAGGTCATTGGGAACGTTGAGGAATTGAGTGAAAAACTTAATCGCAAAACACTCAATAAAATCGCGCGCGCATTCGGCGCGGATGATGCTGATTTGAAGGCAATGAAAAACAAGAAACAACTTATTGTTTTAATTCAAAACCTTCAAGAGCAAGGGGAATAAGTAATGGCTTATTTGACTATCAATGAAATAAAAGCGAAGGCTCAACACATAACAATAACAACATCCTCTAATCCAAGTGAATCTCAAGTACTCGAGTTTGGTGAAGAGATTGACGGACAAATTGATGCGAGAATGAATGCTGTTGGGGTTACACTTCCAATCACGGATAGTACAAAACTCAATGTTATTAAACCCATATCAGGTTATGGTATTGTTGCGGCTATATTGCGCTCAATAGATATGTCTTCTGACTCAGCAATAGTTTACCAAAAACTATTTGAAGATGGTATGAAAGGGATTGAAAAGAACCCAAACATCGTTGAAGCAACGTCTGTCGAATATTCCACCCCAGATGGGGAAACACGTACTGAGATACCCTTTCCAAGAGATGAAAAAATATGGTAGTATTGACCATGGAATCGGTTGGGGACGAGAAAATCGTTCGTGGCTTCAATCGATATGTAGCTAAGATGAAAGATTTTCGTGAACCCTTCAGACAAATAGGTGAATACTTCTATCGGACAGAAGAGAAGATATTTGATGCCGAAGGTTCACCAGAATCTTTCCAACCATTATCCGCAGCTTATGCTGCTTGGAAAAAAATACACTTTCCAAGTCAAAAGATTATGCAGCTTACTGGTCGGTTGAAAAAATCTTTGACAGGGAAAGATCAAGCTAACCATCAGGATACTATACGGGTTATTAAAAAGATGGCATCTGAGTTTGGATCTAAAGTACCTTATGTACATCGTCACCAACTTGGTACGCACGGTATGCCACAAAGAAAGATCGTCCAGTTGACTGAACCCAGGAAGAGAACCATAACTGATATAATTCAGCGATGGAGTTTTGAGCAGATACAATTAGAGGGATTTAAGCCATGAGCAGCGAAGACGTTCGTACCAGCCTAAAAACATATCTCACTACCAATTTAGCAACTGAGTTAGCCGTTATTGCTGCTGCTCGTGACTGTGATATACCAATATATAAAGATATGGATATATCTTATGTAAAGACACAACAGTATCCGAATATTAGTTTGATACCTGCCGATACTGCCTTTGAATACGGGGACAATGATGAGTTTCTAAACCCGTGGAATCATCATACCATTGCTGTTATTGTAGCACATTCTGGCAGTGAGCAGAAAGAAGTACAATTAACATTAGAGAGATACGTAGAGGCAATAGAAAATATAACCACCGGAACACATGATGCATATAGTTTAGGTGGGTTAGTAGAGATAGTTCAATTAGTGGATGTCACTTATTCAATTGAAGTGGCTAATGAAGACAAGGCATTGATACAGGCAACAGTCCTGACAATGATAATCAAGGAAGTCCAAACCTAATTACCCATAGGAGGGTATAACAAATGGCAAGTTTGAATAATCAGAAAGTCACGATCGGTGGTGCTGAAGAAACTTCAGGAACAGCGGTGGCCAGAACTGCGGTTGTGCCTTTTCGTGCAAGTCCTTCTCTACGAAGTGTTTATGACACTTCTCCTGATCCGGCAGTCACTGGTGCTAATATGATTACCGGAAAGTTTGCACTCTCGAAGGATGCAAGTGGTGGAATACCTATTGCATTACGTGCTATCAAGGGAGTGGGCATGCTCTTCAGTTCTTTGCTGGGGCAAGAAGCTGCGCCTGTTCAAGTTGAAGGCGCATTCAAGATTCGGTTTACTGGTAGTGAAGCCAGTTGCAAAATCAGCGCAAGCACATCAGGTGATACGTTAACTTCAGAAATTGGTGTGAAGGGAGCGGAGGAAGGAGATGCAGCTTTTGGGAGCGGGGGTGATATTGATTTGACGGCAGCGACAACTGACACACTTGGTGAATTGATTGCGGTCATAGATGCCTATACGCATTATGAATGCGAAAAGCTTTATGGTGTTGATGCCGTAGACGCCGCAGACATAATCGATATCACATCTAAGCAGGCCAAATCTGGTTGGGTAACAGTTACTTTCAGTTCTGCGGATTCTGGTATATACCTTCATGAATGGCCGGCGATTCTGACAAACACTGAACGGCCCACGTATTCTCTTCAGCTTGACGGACGCCAAGACAACTATTTGTTTGATGGTTGTGTCGCAGATCAGCTTTCAATATCTGCCGTGCTAAAGGCATTTGTAGAAGCGGATGTGACAATTCTCGGTATGAAGGAAACTTCGGGTCAGTCAGTGTCGGCAGTTACAATGGAAGACATAGACCCGTTAAGGTTTCATGCCGGTTCATTTACCGTAGCTGAAAAGGATTATTCGTTTATCAGAAATCACAATCTGACGATTATGAATAACCATAATCCAGAAGGGTATGGTAAAGGGCTATTGACTCGTCAGTACCACGAGAAAGGGATGTTTAATGTATCCGGAGATATGCAGCTTAGGCTGGATGCTTCATCTATACTCGAATATCCGAAAGTAGCAGCCGGAACGAAAGTAGCCATATTCTTTGACTACTATGGTAAGGAACTCGCCCCGGACATTAAAGAAATGATGTGGGTCGAAATGCCTTATTGTATTCTCGATGATTTCGAGTGGCCGGATAATGGGGGTGTTTTGGATGCAAAGATTCCTTTTACCTGTACAAATCCATTGGGCACCACGTATAATGACCCCTTCACAATCTCGATGCTGACTGAAGATTCAGCGGCGTATTAGGAAATATAATGAACAACGCGTTTAAAGCTGCAGCACGAACATTGATTCTTGGCGAACGTCATTCACTGAAAACACTTCCGGGGTATGGGTTTAAGCCCCGGAAGTACAGTGTGAAGGCGGAGCAAGAAATAGCCGGTATGTCTATGAGTCTGATAAAAGCTTTACCAAAAGGTCTTTTGAAGAAAATAACAGAAGCGACTATAGGTATGAGCCCTGAAGAGATTGGTAAGTCATTGCCAACTATTCTTGACCCTGATGAGCTTCTTCTTGCTATAGAGCTTATGTCGGATGCAAAAACTTTACCAGAGAAAGTACAAAAAACCATATTGCTATATGGTATTGGTGAGCATGACTGGCTCGAAGAAGATGCTGATGGGAACAAACTAAAATCGTCAGAAGTCACAGACGATATGGTAGAAGAGATTCTTGAATATTCTGTTGTGGCTGAAGAGATTATCGGGGTTATTCAAACACATAATGACCCTTTAGAATCCAAGACGTCGAAGACATTAGAGACGTCACTGAATGGCTCTACAGAAATATCGACTTCGGGGAAGAGTGTGAAGACTATGCCGACGGAAGAAACCCCTTAGCGCTTATTAAAGAGTGGTCTTCGTGGGTTAGAGATTGTCACCGTTTGCATGATTCAGATGGAGCTTGGATTAACTATATGGAACCGGGCTCATTGGGACAGCAACCTGCTTTTGATATGAATATATATGACGTTATACGTTACAAGTGGATTGCTTTGAAGAATGAAGATATCAAGGGGATGAGTAGTGGCTAATAAAGTCAGTATAGGTATTGGTACTAAATATGATCCCACTGGTGTAAACCAAGCTAAAGCTGGTGTGGGTGGTTTAAGCGAAAAAACCGCTTCTTCCGCTAAATCCATGATTGCTAATTTTGCGGCAGTTGCTGCGGGTGTAACTGTTTTTATACTGGCTGTTAAAAAAGTATCCCAAGCCATAGGTAATTTAGTAGACACTTATGCTGAACAGGAACAATCAGAAATAAAATTAAAATCTGCGATTATCTCAACAGGTAAGGCTTATGAAATATCTGCGGATAGTCTAATACGTTTTGCTGGTGAACTCCAAAACGTAACTGTATATGGTGATGAGGCGATTATATCTGCTACTGCTTTAGTTCAACAGCTGGCAGATTTAGATGAAGAGGGTTTAAAGAAAGCCATTCCAAGTATGTTAGATTTTGCTGCAGCTATGAATTTTGATTTAGATACAGCTGCAAGATTATTTGGAAAGACATTAGGCTCAAGTACAAATGCCTTAACCCGTTATGGTGTTGTAGTTGATACAACCTTACCAAAGAATGAAAAGCTTGCTCAAGTAACCGAAACATTAGATGGTATGTTTGGTGGATTAGCTGAACAGATTGGAACGGCGACTATAGGAGCCATACAGCAATTAGGTAATGAGCTTGGTGACTTGAAAGAGAATGCCGGACAAGCACTCGTTGAGTTTTATAAACCAGCGATTCTTGGTTTCAAGGAACTTATTAATAAGTTAAATGAAACTATAAATGTAAAACGCTTATTGGATAATGTGTTTAGTGGAACAAGTGATGATTATGAAGGGGCATTAAAAAAGCAAAAAGAAGTGTTAGTTGATGTACGCGCAGAATATAAATCTTGGACAGAAGAGTTCGCAGAGTACAAAGGTTCTGCTGGTTGGGCAGAACAAGAAATAACACTTATAAGGGCTATATCTTTTGAACAAAATAAACTTCTATGGATCCAAGGTAAGCTGAATGCAAAGAATGAGAAAGAAGCTGTCTTGGCCGCAGAAGAACAAGCTGTAAGGGACTTAGCAACGGCATTACAAGATGCTGGTTTATTAGCCGAGCAATTCAATGAAAAGTTTTTTCCCCCCGATGCTCTAACACAATTACAAGCAACACAAAATGCTATTAACACTATAGCAGAAAAGATTACAAGCATAACCTCTTTAGGTGGTGACGCTTCTTTTTTAGCCCCTTTATTTGAGAAGTTAGCCTCCTTACGTAATGAGTTACGTGATGCTGAAGCATCTGAACTCATAGCTGCCAATGCCGGAAGTCTGGCAGATATAGCACCCGTCAATTCAACATTAGGCCTTATATTTAATCCAGCAATTGCAGGACAAATTGCTGCTACTAATGCTCAATTAAAATTGGCAGGTTTTACCCTCGCAAGAATAAATGCCATAGGCGAAAAAGGTAAAGAGCGAAAAGATTCTGTTGGTTTACCTGGACGGTTAGTTTTTAAGGATCCAGAGCTTATCGGTTTCGTAAAGGATTATGGCTTAGTACTTGATGAAGTTGCTTTTGCATTATTCAAAGTTGCGGCAGCTACAGCCAAAGCTGCGGAAGAATCAAAAAAACTATCTACTATATACTCTTCTCTGATGGGACCATGGGGACAAAATGCAAATCAATATGATCATGCGCCTTTTGATCCATTGAATCCTAAATATTCTGGCGAACCTTCCGGGCCAAGTGCTGGTAGTCAAATAATCAGTGGTTCGATTGGTGGTTCAGAAGTTGGCTCAATGATGTTAGGTCTTGCAGATCCTATAAGTATGATAGTTGAAGGAATGCAGGCACTCATAGGTGAAATAGCATCCCTCGGTTTAATACTTAATCCCATTACGACTATCTTTTCCACTATGGGAGCTATGTTAGCCCCCTTAGTCAATACAATTCTTGCACCCATTGTCGGCATTCTTGTAGTTCTTGGTGAGTTTCTGGCCGCAATATTCGCACCTATATTAAAAGCATTAGCTCCTATCCTTCAAAAGATTGCTGAGATATTCGTATGGTTATATAATGTGGTATTAAGACCGGTAGGAAATATGCTCATAGCTTTATTTCATACAGTGGCGGTAGTTATCACAGACGTTATTAACATTATGATTTCTATGGGTAATGAGTTTAGAAGAAAGAAGAAACAAAAAGATTTGATTGAAGGACCTGGTGAGTTAGATGATGCTTTGCTGGA